TAATTAAATAGAACGGAATCAACAGAACCATTGCCTGTATAGGTTCTTCTAGGAATTTTCTTGGTGAATCATTATGTCATCTATATGTTAATCCGCAATATTATCGTCTGATATTGTATTATTATATACGAAGTTTTCACTAATTATTGCATCTCCCAAATTACCGCTTTCAGTTTTATTGATGCCATTGTTGTTCCCAGTTATTGATATGTTTTTGATAAATCCTTTGCTTAAAGTACCATTTATATGAATTCCGTCTCCAACATTTGACTTAATCAACATTGGGCTTATGTGGAAATTAGAAATATTGCCGTTTAAGTAAATTCCATGCTCGCCATTTTCTGATATTTCACCACCAATGATTCCTAAATTTTTAACCCCATTAGCTATCTCTATTCCTGATTTTAAATTGCCTATTGCGTTGCAACTAATTAAATCTATCCCATCATAATTACCTACATACCATCCAAATCCGTTTTGCTTATTGTTATATTCAGGATATCCATCTTCAATGTTTTTCCCATTGTTTGTAGCTACACATCCTATGAACTTAGCCCTCTTTCCGTATGAAGAGCCACCTATTGTTCCGGCATCAAATGTAAATCCTGCGTGTTTGTTATTATTGGCAGAGCATGATATTACTCTTGCCGAATCTCCTCCAGCTATGCCAATCCCGGCTCTATTCCCCTCACATGAGCAGCTTACTATTGATATTCCATGCGGAATATCACTACTACCTTGTGTCTCTAAAAATATCCCAAACTGCTTGCAGTTATTACAAATGCAGTTTATTATTGTCAAAGGCTCATATCCTGCTTTCTGTAGTCCGGTACCAATTCCAATACCACTGCATCCAGGTGCTCCTGTAGGATTCGATAAGTCCCCTCCTCGTCCACAATTATCGCAATGTACATCTTCTATAAGACCATTGATTATTCCATCGGAGCCAAGTCCTGTGGCTATCGTGTTTTTAATTTCAATGCTTCTGTATGTGACATTTTTCAGCCTCATTTGGAAAATTCCCTTAACCTGGGGTGGAATACCAGTCTGATTAACACCGTCTATCGTGAATTTTTCCATAGTAAAATTAGATAGGTCATTCCCCTTAAATGCACTCACCTCTTCAATAGGATAGAATATAGTCTTCCCGATTCCGTCTCCCAACAGATTTATGTTACTCTTCCAAAGTACAGAGCTGCTTATCTTATATTCCCCAGAAGGCACATATATAATTCCACATCCAAAGTCGTTAGTTATATCTTCGAGCATATCATGCAATATCTGGCTTATGTCTTCGCCACTTTTTGCTCCATAATTTTTTGCATTATAAATATGATTTACGTAATTTTCAACACTACCGACAGCCCCTCCATGTTCCAAATTAGTCCTAAATACAAAGTTTTCCTTATCTGACTTTAGAATTGATGTCCTTATATATTTTGCCTCTGAAGGTATATTATAAATCGTCTTTACAATAGTTTCTTTGCTCTTCCTATTACAATACGTGTACCCTTTGATGGGAGATTTGGAGGAATCATATAATACCATACCCCCAATAGATGTTACAGTATTTGTTGAGACAGAAATCTGTATATTACATGTAACAGAAGGAAGTGGTATGAAATCCGTAACAGATAATGTCGAATCAGAGATTGTTTCGCCAAAATTCTCTTTGCTACTTGACGCTACTAATTTCAATCCGTCGGTAAATGAAACATCTGCTCCTTCTTGGTAACTGTCGGTATATATTTCTTTTATTTTGTCATTTAACTCTTTTGTGCTATAATGCCCAAGCTGATATTGAAATTCTCCATATTCTTCTGATGTAAAGATGTTTGTTCTGAAAAAATATGCTTCATTTGGAATTTCAATAACACTTTTGGCAATCCCATTCTCATTCCCTGTGTCATGAATAACCCCACTTATTGCATTTTTATCTTTGTCATAAAAACAAAGACCAAAATTATTATCATTATTCGCAAGAATTGGTACTGTTAAATCAATAAATGAAAATCCTTTACAATTAACGTAGTCTGATATTGATAATATATCGCTATCAGCTCCAGTGCCTAGTTTGCTCTCTAATGCAATTAATCCACGGTTAGCTGAATTTTGAGACAATGTTCCTTCCTCATATAAAGACAAGCTTGGAGAAAGTATATATAATTTGTTGTATTCTTTATCGCTTGTCAAAATTGTAGTTCTAACATATTTTACATCCTTTGACGCATATCGCGAAATATCAATTATCTCCATCTCTGTGGTATCGCCATCGAACTTGAATCCTACTATATATTTTTTGCTTGAATCATACACCACAGCTCCAGTTGTTATGCTGCTATGAACTACAGGCAGAAGAACTCTATCGGCTCCACTCACATCAATGTAATCGCTCACTGCCATACTGCCTTCTTCTGTGGTGACGCCACTGGTTGTGGATAATCTGTATCCATCTGTATATGTAAGTTCTATTGTCTCCACATATTTTTCAATAACTCTATTAGTTGCGTTACTTTTGAATCCGTTCTCAATTTTACTCTCTAACTCTGTAAGTTTCTCCTCATTATAATCCAGCATATCACCAAACATTCCACCGATCCTGCTGGATGTATTGGCACCTTTATTTACTTCTGTCTTGATGGCCTCAGCCTGCTGCTTTAAGACACTTAATTCTTTTGCCATATTGTTTTCTTTTTGTTGTTATTCAAATTTGTCATCAAATGTTCTGTCAAATATTCTTCCGGATTCATCAGTAAAGTCTACCCGTGATAATGGTCCGGAACCTTCCAGTGATATTGATACTTGCCCTATATCTCCCAAATCTGCAGAACCGGATAACTGGGTGATGTATGCTTCTCCACGGTATCTCTTTGTATCATCCCAAGTCTGTTCATCGTATATGGTTGAGCGGATATGGGAGAAGGTAACTATAACAGGCTCCATGTTCACCATCTTTTCAAACAGATAATCAAATCCGTCATGTGTGTATAGATGTGATGATGTCATACTCCATGAAAGCCTGATGGCTCTTTTCTTTACCCACTTTCCATTTGTTTTTCCTGTTACTGTTTTGGTTTCAGCCTCAACCGATATGGAACATGACCTGTCTTTTGCCAGACGCTTTAAATTCGTATCTGACTCTTCCACCCAGATTGCTAAATCTCGACCTTTTATCACTCCCATATCATTCAAATGTTTGGTTTGGAACAATATCTCCCGTTGCACGAATAGAACCTTTTACTGAAAGAATTCCATTTTCATCCATCAGAGCTGCTATCACTTCATCTCTATTCTCTCTCACAAGCTGTACTATATCTATCTGTTCCGTTGATATCGCACGGCTCTGTGCTTGCTTGTTCATCTTTTCCTCTGTAGTAACAGACCTCTTATTTTTTGTCACGCTATATCCCTGTGGATAATTCTTTGACCGCGGAGTGGCCGGGATAGTACGTGTAATTATGTTGATGTTTACATCTATCATATTACTTTTATTGTTAACGTAGAATTTGTCTGACAATTCTTTTCATTCTTTCTCTAACATGATTATTGACATTGTATCCTGCTGGTAGTCTATCTCACCTCCTGTATATACAAATCTTTTCCCGTCCTGGCTCTCATCTGTTATCGTGTCGAATGGTATTATATCTGTAATGCATACCTCCTGAGTCAGCCTGAATCTTGATGATTTGTACTGATTGACTATTCTCTTTATCAGCATTTCTTCCAGCCTTACATTACCTGCCACATGACTGCAATACAAATCATCTGTCAGGTATCCACCTGAGCTTTTTATCAATTTTGAATAGCAAGCCCCATCTTCATTGTACGTTGACAATTTCAATTCAATATCATCAGCTTCATTGATGTAAGATTTGTTCACTTCATTTTCGTAGGTCCTGTCATCTTCTGAATCATCTTTTTCATTCAAATTTTGCTTATAGAAATTGAATGAAAGGTCTTTCAGATACCATCCATACGGTTGCTGAATCAATACATCTCCCTTATTCCCATATATTGTAAATTCCAAATCTCCACTTATTCCTCCATCCGGTATTGTAACTACATACCCATTTGCTCCTGGATATGGCATAGACAGAGTTTTTCGATTTGCAATGCTTGTGAAATTATTGTACGAATCAGGCAATTCAGTGTACACATTGAAGATACATATCTCATTTGTCCATCCTTCCGTAGGATTATAGTATTTGTCTCCGATTCTTACACTGCATGGAATATACTGTGTTTCATGTGATGGACCGTCATATCCGTTTGGATCATAAGCCATGTCTTTTCTGAAAATGGGCCTTAATTCACCGTCTATGCAGAATATTCCATCCTGGTATTGTGCATAAGATGACTTAATCCTTAATACAGGCTCATTACCTGTAAATACAGAGGTATATGCCTCATCATTCGTCTTTCTCAGCTGGATACATTCATCATAAGAATATTCAGAGATTTCATCCACAAACGGCTTCCCGTCTGCCGGCCTTTTACTGCTATACCCACATACCTTCGCCAGGAATGCACCTGTTAATTCATTCGTTCTTCCCTTATATGCATCAATATCTCCTTCTATAAGATTCCCATTTTCATCATAAGGAATTAATTCCCACTTGTCGGATGTCAGGAACATTTTATGTGTGGTATACTTTTCCAATCCACTAATGTTTATTACCACATCATCTGGTATCTCAAAAATCTCAGTGTCATTATTGAAATCCATTTCTGGTACCAGTTCTGAGATGTTGTAATTTGAACAAACAATCTTTACTTTGTTGTATCCTCCCATTACATCTAACGTGTGGTTATCACCATCATATCCAATATTCTGTATTACGTGAACTGTGACTGATTTCTGTTCGTAGCTTTCACTTATCCTACTATCAGATATGTTATGCCTATAATACTTTCCGTCCATATTGTCATAATCTACGATGGCCATGCATCCTCCCCAGTCTGTAGCCGTCCACCCAAACAATTTCATTATCTCTTCCAGCACCTCTTTGCAAGTCATAGACTCATCATCCTCATCGTACCAGTTCTGGTCGGCAACCGACAAACTTTTCATCGGACTGTTCCATGCGTTATAGTCCGCTTCAGTCAACGCATACACATGAGGTATCAGTATCTCATGGTATCTTGTTCTTGTTTCTTCCACCATCTTTACCAGCAAGTCCCAAACTGTTCTTGATGTCTTTTCTTCCACTGAAAAATCTACATTTTCCAGTACATCAAAGCATCCCACACATTCTATTGACAGCGTGAATACTTCATCTGCATATTCCTGCGTGTATAATTCCGGTTTTATGAAACCGCACCAGCACACCTTGTCTCCCTGTAGTAATGTTACTCTGTATTGCCTGTATTCCGTAGAATACAGCTGCTGCAGATAGTCTGAACCTATCACATTGATTGTTGCCGATGATGACCGTATTGGCGTGTACAGGAAATCATCATCATTCGGTGTCACTATTATAGGTGATTCATCCGGTTCCAGTTCCGTAGATTCTCCTGTATAATCTTCTTTTTCAATCTCAATTACATAAGCAACACCCTTTGAGCTCTCAAATGGTATCGTATAAATCAGTCCGTAACTCATAATTTTTTCCCGGTCTTTTTCATATAATTTTTCAATACTAAAAACAGTACATCAGCTCTTACCTTGAAGGATGTGATGTTAATGTCATTCTCTCCAGATGTCATCTGATAGAGTGACTTCTGCTGCTCTTTGTTCAGAATCATTTCTCCTGAATTGACACGTGCCAGCAGACGGTCTCCATAAAACGATGAGCCTCCAATGATACCTCCTTTCGCAAATTTTGGAATTGCGGCCATTGATGCAATCAAAGCAGCTACGGCCGCTACGGCCATTGCCGCTCCGACAAATGGTATAGATGCCACTGAACTTGCAGCCCCTGTTACTGCAGCCTCAGCATTTGCATTAGCTTCCGCTTTCTTCACCGGTATTAATGCCATTATGGCTGTTGCAGCCTGTGCAGCTCCTTGTATGATATTCGCAAAATAGCTGAACGCATTTTGTGAGTCACTATCGAATGTTCCAGATAGATTTGATAGTGCTGATTCAACACTACTTATCGCGTTCTGATAATCATTCATCGTATTGATTTGGTCTTTTATACCCTGATTATCCCATTTTGTCGTGTTTATTTTATTCCATCCATCTGGCAGTTTAGCCATATTGCTAAATGTTGACTTTGCATTTGCCATGTCTGCAATTTGTTTTGTATCAAACGCAGGTTGACTGTACTTTATAGCTAAGTCCATGTATCGTTTCTTCTGTACTAGCTCATCCAGTTCCGTACTTAATCTTATTCTGTCACCATCTGATATTGCTACGGATATTTCTTTCTTTTTTTGTGAAATCTGGTATTCTACATCTGCAATGGAACCATCTGGCCTGGAGGCTTTTTCTTTGGCCAATCGTGCGGCTTCTTCTGCTGCAGCTTTTTCTTTTGCCGCTTTAGCTGCAGCTTCCGATTCCTCTTTAGCTTTTGCTTGTTCTCTATTTGCCTGTTCTAAGCTTTTTCTTTGCGCCTCCACATTGTCATAAATTGCTTGGCGCATTGTAAATTCATTTTTAGATATTTCAAGTAGTTTTACCGCTTCCTTGTACGCTTTTTCTTCTTCGAATGCAGCTCCATTGATATTTACTAATTTTGCTCTTTCCCATTCTTTCTTCTTTTTTTCAACATCTCTTTCACGTACTTGATATGCTTTTGCTTCTGGATACATATAGTTTGCAGTTTGGATTTCTTTATTTAAAGCATCCTCTCTGCTCATTCCGCTATCTATGTATTTTTGAATACGTTTGTTAGATTCTTCTCTTTCTATTCTTCTTGAATTCTGTGTATCGTATTGATACCTTTCATCTGCTGTCATCATTGCTCTGTTTGCCCAATTGACAGCATCTCTCAGGTCATCTACAATACCTTTTAAAATACCGTTACTCCCGGCCATTGTATTAATGAATGAAGTCCAGGAACTTTGCAGTTTCCCGATGCTTCCGGCCAGATTATCATTATTAATCGCTGCTTGGTCATAAGCTGTATTGGTATCCTTAATGCTTTGGCTCAATTCATCAAATGCATCCTTCTCTTGAAGTATAGCAATTGCAGCCGTTACAGACTCCTTACCAAACATTTTTGTAAGCTGTACAGCATCCAGATTCATCTTTGAGAGATTATCAATTGCTGTACTTAATCCTACTACAGACGGCCTTAAATTTTGGTCTGCGGAACTTTCCAGCGTCAGGAATATATTTCTCAGGTTTGTACCAGCTGATGCCGCATCTGTGATTTTGGGTGCAATGGCTTCAATAATGGCCACCAGCTCATTGAACTTTACGCCTGTACTGCTGGCTGCACCACCGGCGTTTTCTATGGCCTTATTTAGATAGGGAATGTCTGCACTACCTTGCTGTGATGCTGCGGCCAGTATGTTGATATAGTTTGCAGCTTCCGATGAACTGGCTCCCATCTGATTCAATGCCCCGGTTAAAGCCTTTGTTGCTGTAGGTACATCCAGCTCTGCAGCCTCAGCCAACACCACTGCAGCCTCAGCCGTCTGAGTCAACGCGGTTTTGTTTTTCAACAATTCCGGCATTTGGCTACCTATCAACTTGAATGCGTCTACCATCTGTGAGGCTGACTGAGTTGAATCCATTCCCATGCGTATTGCTTCGGTCCGGAAATAATTCAACTCCTGAGCCGAAACACCAGTCAATGACCGCAAAGATGAAAGTGACTTTTCAAATTCCATGTTGGCCGTTACAGCTGAATGAATAGAAGTGCTGATTCCTACAAATGCAGCTGCGTAGCTTGTGAAGGTGGTCAGTCCACTAAATACCCCTTTAGATGTGGCAGCAAATCCTTTCAGATTTTTTTGTGCCTGATACAGATTCTTATTGAATCCGTCTATATTAAGCAATAATCTCGTGAATATGTTACTCATAGTTTCTTCTCCATTTTTTTAGCTCGTTTTCTTAATTCTTCCAGTTCCTGCTGGTCTACTCCAGTCTCATCATCTTCTTCATCTTCCAGTTTCATCACATCTTCCAGTTCAAGTGTCCTCCTTGATTGACTCTGCAACACAGCCCACATGATCAGTCTCGTATTTTCAAGTTCAGACCGTTCTTTCCTCCTCATTCCTTTCATGAATACGATACATTCCTGGAAGTCCATTTCCTCAAAAAAATAGGCAGGAGACACGCCGCCCCTGCCTACAATTTCTTCATACAAAGCAGATACACTTATAGTTTCTCCGTTGTTTCTTCCGCTTTTTTTTTATCTTCAAAGTATTGTGTCAGTCTGCGTGATGCATCCGACATCTCTTCCTGAAACGCTAAAAAGATTCCTGGATTATTGTCGCACTCATCAATCAGTTCATCAAAAGTCATTGAATAATCTTGGTTATATGCGAATAATGCAGCGTGTAGCAACTGATAGTTTTCTTCCGATGTCTTCCCTTGATAAGGATGGCCAAAAAGCTGCTCAAACTTAAACAGGCACCGCAAAGAATATTTTATCACGTGTTCTTTACCATTTATATTTACTTTCTTCATGCATTATCCTCCTACACCGGATTGTTTTGTTAATTGACCTTTTCCTGTTATCGTGATTGACATCGTGGCATTATCTCCATTCGGAGCATTTAGCTGTATGTCTGTAATCAATGCTTCTCCTCCGTAATACTTTTGATGAACAGTCCATCCACCTTCAGGAACCTCATCATTTGTAATGTTCGTAGGTATTCCCACTTTTATATTAACAGGTTCACGAGCCAGCATTAAGTCTAGCATTTGCTCGTATGAGCTGACTCCCTCATCTGCACTGCATAAGTTTTCGGATGTTGCCTCCCATGTCATTTTTGTGATTTCTTCATCACCCCAATCTCCGGAGTCTTTTGTACTGCTGTCTCCGGTTTCTGCTGTCAACTTTAATGTGTGATTTGTTGCCAGCGCGATGGCTTTGTCCTGAACAAATACCATCAAATCTTTTCCTTTTAATTTTTTTGCTTTGGCCATAGTTATACCTCTATTTTAATGGTTAATTCTATTATTCCACCAAACACTCCATCATCCTCATCAAAATCCCAGGTGTTTACTTTTATTTCCGACACATCCAGATAATCTACTTCTACCACGTTCCCGGAAAACAGCCTTTCCATTTCCGATATGAGCTGTAACGGCACATCCTGATTTTCGCCAAACACAGCTATCGTAGATGTGATTTCCCTTTCATACTCTCCATCTTTGGTGTCACTGGATGCATTCAGCTTTGCGTTCTGAATGATATACGGCAGCTTCACATTACGCATGATTGCAATAGGGTATATTTTCCCTTCTATAATCTCTTGTATGGTGCTGTCTGATTCCAGTCTTTCCTTTATGTACCTGAATATATCTGTGGTGTTCATCGTTTGCTTGCTATTTTCTGGATATGTTTCTCTATATGTTTCTGTAAGGTTGACTGTGCCTCACCAATCTTCGACTTTGATGCAGTTGAGAAAAAATGAGATGCGGAAATCTTTCCAGTATATCTTTCTTTTCTCAGTCTCCTTGAAAACATTCTTTCCTTTTTTATCCTTTTGTTGAAGCGTTCATCTGTACCTTCTTCAAAGAACTTTAAAAGGAAAGAAGGATTTTCTTTCTTTGATGCTCCTTTGCTTTCTTGGATATGTACTCTGAATCCAAGTGTTCTTTTGTAAACCACGTATCGCACCCACTTTTTCAGGTTGGTTGCGGCCAGTGTAGTTCCTGATGCTCTGTTCTGAACTGTATTAAGATTTGATTTTGCTTGTCTTTGTATGACTCTTGCAGATGCAGCCAGTCCTCTTCTTAGTGCTTTCCTGGATTCGTCCGTACTTAGATTGAGTTCTTTGAACATCCTGTTTACTCTGGCTACATCAATTGTTACCTCCAGGTAATCTTTTTTTAAACTACTCATTGACCAGTTCTATTGTTAATGTCATCATGTTGTGAGATTGATCAGGGTTGATGGAGTTTATCTGGTAGATTTCGTTGTTGTATCTCACCCTCATTTCACGCTTTATGGCAGACCTGTAGTAGATTGTCACTTTGTTCACCTGATTGTGAGCATACTCCATGTTTGTTTCCTCATATTTACCGGATGCAAACTTTACAGTTGCTCTCACGGTTATGAAATCTTTCCATGAGTATTTTTCTCCGCCATGTGGCTTTTGTGTGATTTCTCTTTTTAGAATTGTGATTCTGTCTCGTAACTGACCTGCCTTCATTGTGATACTGTTATAGTGAATAATCTCTATATAGTTGGATAAGGTGTAAGGCTCCCTGAGCCAGCGTATGAGTCTGTGATACCGTCACCTCCTCTCTATTGTTGTAATACAAACCAATCGTTAGCATAATGGCTTGCTTTATTGGAGGAGGGATGACCTCTCCACCTCTTAAGGTTTTCAGGTCATCCGTACTTTTCAAACATAACTCTGCAGCCACCTTAGCTTCAGCTACTTCAATCAGTGATGAAATATACTCATCATCCTCTGTGAAGTCTGATTCTACATTGAGATGCTTCTTTGCTTCATCTAAAGTGATATACATCGTTTACCCTCCTTATACGCTAGCAGGATCCTTAAACAGTGCCTTGGCAATTGACTTGTCACGGCGCAAGCAAGCATCCCAATATGAATTGACAATGATACGAACAAATGCCTTATCAGCCTCCGTATAAGGATCTACTGTCAAATCCAAAGCTCCCCACTGTCCGATAAGTAAATCGGCCCAGTTACCGAACAAAGCACCGTAGTCTGTTCCTGATTTGTATACTGCGTTTGTACGCAAAGTATCGTAACCGTTCATCTGCCCGTTTTCTGACATGATATAACCGCTTACACCTTCATTCTTTAATGTCGTTTTTGCTAGGCCGACTAATGAAGTATGCATGATGTATTTAGTGTTTCCCATCAGTGCGTTTGCCAAATCTACATCTGTCTCCAACTTAACAATACCTTTCCACGAAAGACCTTCTGATGGTGTTCCATATCCTGTAAATAGTCCATCCGGCTTTTCAGCAGACGTGCTTTCTCCTCCTAAAATTGTTGCTTCAAATTTTGAAGAAATAGAGTTGATAAGGTCTGCTCTCAGCATAGCCTCAACTCCCAAAGAATCCTGTACCAGCATCTGGCGTGATACCTTCAAGATAGATGTCAGTCGTTTCGGCTTCATTGTTTTTTTACTGAACGTGCCAGCCCCATCTGTTGCTGAATCATTTTCATTAGCCCAGTTTGAAGTGCTACCTGAGTAAGTTGGAATATCAATGTCTGATACCAGTCCTGTAAGTATGGTTGCCCCAGCTTGAGCCAAAACTAATCGGTCTCTCAACGGTTCCACAATGTTCATGAAATCTGTTTCAATCACGTTGGCACCTGCACTTCCGGCAGTAATTTCAGCCCGTGATTCAACCGGTATAATCAGTGATGTACCACTTTTAGGAAGAATTCCTGACATTCTCAATGATGCTTCACCACGCTCATTCATTTTTCGTATGTTCTCACTGTAATGTCCTCCATCTGCCAGTTCCAGCAAGGCTTTTCTCAGACTGAACTTTTCTCCAGTAGTATGTTCGTCTGCAAACTTCATTGCATCACGCTGTGCCAGTTCCAGATTGATTTCTGTCATACGAAGCTGTATCTCTGTAATCTGGTCCTTTTCTTCTTTAGACAACTCGCGTTTTTCCTGTTTTGCCTTGTTTACCAGGTCAACGCCTTTTTTGTACAACTGGCCTCTTTCTTCTGCCAGTTCAACTCTTGTTTTTTCTTTCGCCATAATTCCTACTAATTAAGACTGTTAATAATATTGTTGTAATATTCTTCACTTATTTCCTTCCGTTCTTCCAGTTCCTTTTCGGCCTGCTCTTTTCCTCTCATGCTGACCGTTGTTTTGCTATATGCCGCATTGTATACAGGGGAAACATCGTATATCCTGGCAAACTGGCTGATAGTACGTTTCCATTTACCGTTTTTCATCCTTTCCCATTTCTCTCCACCGTCTGCTACAGTAAAGGCAAATGAAGATTGATTGATTTCGTTTCTTCTCAGGTTTTCCAGCAGTTCATCGCCCAGCATCGTGCGTGGTGCTTCAAATCTGTATTTCAACCCTTTTGAATCAACTGTCAATGTCAGTGAGCCTTTCCCGTTGACTGAGCGTGCCAGTATTCCTCTGTCACGGTTGTGGTTGAGTAGGGCAAATACATCACTTTTCTCAATCACTCCATCCAGCGCACCTCGTTCAATCACTTCTTCAAAATCCAGTCCGTCTGATTTTACGCCAAACAGCATGGCATATCCTTCTACTGTTCGCTTTTCATTTTCCTCTGTCACTGATACAGGGAATGTGGTATTTCTCTGTTCCAGCATTTCTTTTTGTTCACTCATAAATCGTTTTATTTCTAACGGAACATTTGTCTGACAAAATCCGATTATTCTTGATTTCCTTCTATCATTTTTTCTTTTACAGCATTTTTCAGCGTCATCACGTTTACCTGTACGAAAGCCTCGTCTCCATTTTCAATCCGGCTCATACCGATTTCTCTCCGGATTTCATTTGGCGTGGCAGCTCCTACATTTGCCATATCTTTCCAGAAAGCCCCCTGGGCTGCTTTGTCTGCACGCAAGATGGCCGATGTGTTGAATTCTGCCTTGTACATGCTTCTTTCTGTTCTGCTGAATACTTTCCGGTTTATTTCTTGCTCTATCTTGGTGATGACCGGCAAGGCTGTATCTGTCAGATATTCAAGCTGTGTGGCTTCGATGGTAGAGTAGGAGGATTTGCTCAGGTCAAACGCTTTAACAGGAGATACCGAAAAGAAACGGCATATATCCACTACATTGAATTGGCGACTTTCCAGCAACTGAGAATCTTTTGGTGAAATGGATATGGGCTGGTACTTCATGTTTCCTTCCAGGATTACAATACCACCCGGACGACCATTATTAGAGTTGGAACGCTCTTCCCATTGCTTATAATTTTGTTCTTTTTGTTCCTTCGTCAGTCGTGCGCCTTCTATTGTCAGCACACCGCTTACTGCGGCCCCCGACTTGAAGAATCCGGCAGCATGTTCCTCTGAACTTGTAGCGATTCCTAAAGTCTGTCTGGCATGTGTTAACGTAGATACCCCGATAATTCCATCATAACTGAAATTAAGCACATGTATCATGTCGCATGGTTCAACCAATTGCGTAAATCCGGATACCAGGTATCTTTTCCTCCTTATTCCTTCTTTGTCTACTATCCATTGTATTGATACCTGGTTGGATGGGATGTACACCAGTTGGATAGGAGTGACTCCATCCTCACCACGTTCTATGAATGCATATCCGTTACCGGTCAGCAATACGGATGCCATAAGAGTTTTTATGAAAACGTAGCGCGTCATGTTCTCGTTTGGCTCCAGATCCAGCAGCTCATAAATAGGATGTTTCGTGTCTTTCATTTTGAACCCGGCTTCATCCAGCCTGAATACTTCCAGCGGCAATACAGCCACTGAATCGGATATTAGGTCTACACACCTGTACACCGTACTCAATAACATAGGGTATTCGCGTGATGCCAGCTGAATTAAACCTGTTCCTCCATAAGCTGACACCTGAGATATTTCCTTCTTGGAAATCTTTCTAAACTCGTAGCCAAATAATTTCATTTCGTTTTTATTTGAAACGAAATTTTTGTCAGACAAACTAATAAATCACATTATCGTATCTTGGGCACATCAGATAAACTCCCAGAGCTTCAATCATGGCAATTACCCCGTCAATCTTTTTCTCTTCGTATTGTTTGCTTGGTTTCGTGTTTCCGTTCTTGTCACGCGCCATTATCACATTCCTGAAACAGTGTCGGGTAATGATGTTATTGTCAATTACTGCCACTCCAGACAGCAATAATCTTTCCAGTTCTTTTGTCGGCTTGTTGAAGTTTCCGATGCTCTGTGAATATGGTTCCATCGGCAATCCTTTTTCTGTACAGTTAATGACAAACTGAGTCGCATTCCAGCTGTCATATCCTATGGTTACAATATTAAGAATCTGACCTATCTCCATAATTTTGTTGAGAATGAAATCATAGTCTACCACGTTTCCCGGAGTGATGCATAATGCCCCTTGTCGTGCCCATTCTCCATACAGCTCTTTGAATCTCTTTTCAGTTAATGCCGCTTCCGGAAGAAAGTAGAATGTTTTCCAAACCATCTTTTCTGTGGTGGGTATCATCACGGAAAAAGCCGTCAAGTCGGAAGTAGAGGAGAGGTCTACTCCGATGAAGCAATCTAATCCGCTATAATCTTCAAGGTTGACATTGGCAGACGCGGCCAATATGTAATCATCCTTTATCCATATCTTCTCCGCATCACACCAGATATTCAGGTTTTTTGTCTTGATACCTACCTCATCGGATGGTGTATTGATTGCTTTCTTTACTTGTGTTTTTATGTATTTAGGTTGTACTGTGACTCCCAAATTTGGATTACTCTTTACCCATACGGCCTCATCCTTCCAGTCATCTTCCTTGTCCAGGCAGTAAATAGCAATAAACAGCGTATCATCTTCTTTCAGCCCCGACACTACCTCCGTACACATTTCCCTGTACTGGTAACATACTCCCAGTCGGTCAAATCCTGCAGTAGTAATGATTACTGCCATCGGATTCTCTCGCATACCTTGTGAGGATTGCAATACATCTTTCACGCCTGAGTTTTTGGCCGCGTGATATTCGTCAATCAGATACATGGATGCATTCGGACCGTCCAGCTTGCTTGAATCGGCTGCCAGCACTTTCAGGAAACTCAGCGTTCTTTCGTACTTTATGGTGTCTCTGTATGGATCCAAGAATTCTTTTCCGGGGTCCAGCATCTTGCTAAAGTTTGATGCCATGTTGAAAGATACCTTTGCCTGGTCTTTGGAATTGGCCGCCATATAGACCTCCGCGTTCATTTCACCGTCTGCTATCAGATGGTACAAACACAACGCAGACGCAAAAGCAGATTTACCCTGCTTTCGCGCCATTTCAATGTAAGCCGATTGCACCAGTCTTTCATTCGTCCCTTTCAGGTAAAATCCATACATGGATGCCACAATCCATTCCTGCCATGCTTCCAGGATAAACGGTTTTCCTGCATGTTTCCCGGTGTAATGGTGTATGATGGATATAAATTCACATACCTGTTCTACCTTATCCTCCCTGAACTCATATCTTTCATCACTCATCAATTTGAAAAAACGTGCAGCGGCCAGTTTGATATAATTTCCTGTTACAATCTTTTCGCTTAATACATCCTCTGCATATTGTATGTATTTCTTTGGTCTCATCATACCTGGTGCTCACGTAGGTATTCTTTCAGTGGCGATTGTATAGCCTCATCAATGTTCTTCATCGTCTTTAGTTTGCGTTTACTCATAGCTGTCAATCCGAACTCTTTAGCCAGTTCCAGAAACTGCGACCAGTTTTCTTTCAGTATATTCACCTCCGGTCTTTTTACCATTTCTCCCTTTTTGTTTATCATCGTCATCCCATCTGTAGTAATCTTATCCACACAGATAAGATACATCTCGTATGCTGTTGCCATCCGGTGTAATAATGCCACATCGAACGGTGCCAGCTCTCCACGCTCATTCATATCTCTCACAAGGTTACAAATGAGCTTTTTAGCTTCTTTATGTTTTACGTTTTTGGGCAACTTGAACTGCACCAGACTCGTTTCTGCCATAGTTTTCTCTTTTTCATCAAACGTGATTTTTGTCAGACGAAATCACTGTTTTAACATATCGCAACAAAATCCCTATTTTTGGCTTTTTTCAAAAATCGCCTCGCGTGTTGAATGGGATGGGGCGAGGTTCAAGCAAAATAATCTTCTCAAATTTCACCCCATACCCCCTTTGATGTCATTCCTATTCGATTTGTTATGTATCATTTGATGATGCATCTTGCAAATGCTCATTAGGTTTTCATAATCATAGGCTAAAGCTATCCTTAACACCTTGTCGTCTGTTGACATGAATGATTCGATGTGATGCACATCCTCTGCAATGGTTGTCTTTCCTTCCTTCAGACACATCTCACATAGTGGCTGTTCTGCTATTTTTAATGCTCTTAGTTTTCTCCATCTGGTTGATTTGTATATCTTTCTTCTTTCCTCCTCATATAGTTTCTTCTCCTTCTTTTTCGCTTTCTTTGGCTTGTAAATTGTCGGCATAAGTTGTGATTTTTAATCGTTTTGAGTCTTTAATAGTCTGGTATTGCACTGTCTTCATCCGATATAAAAAGTATCTTACAAACTCCTCATCATTTGTTATCTCTGCTGCTTTCTCGTCTGTACTTACTTTGATAATCGTATCCTGAAATATATCTTCATAGCTTAGACCGGCATAGTATATTTGCCGGTCTTTTGCTGATATGTCTGATAGTCTTTCATACAGCCTAGCTATCATCAATAACACCTTTGTGTTTGCCTTCCTTTCGTTCCTCATGTAGTTTTAGGTTCCCATTTGTATCGGTAATTTCACTTATCTGCTTCCGGCAAAACGCCCTGATTACTACAGAGAGATTCGTTTTCATCTTTATTGCCACTTCATTTAGTGCCATGAAGGTTGATTCATCAAATCTCACCATTACTCTTTTATCCTTTCCCATCTTTACATTCAATGATTCTCCATGCTCTGATATTGTTGTATAACTTTCCATTGAACTCTGTGACATGGCAGTTATAATCTACTTCTACTTTCTGGCCAACTGCCAGCCATTGGTTGTTTACATCTTCTCCCATCACATCGAAAGCCAGCGATTGGGCGTATTTCCCTCCGTCTGTTTCTACTACTGCTGTACGCTTTAAGATTATTCTTTTATCCCTTGTAGTGATTGATTCTATATCTTTCACCACTGTTATTTGTCCTTTAATGTTCATTTTAATTTATTTCAGTTTTAATTGTTGGTTAGCTTATCTTTCCGTTATATTGATGTCATGATGCAGCCCTCCTGATTAATCCCATGTTACGGTTTACAAGTTCGATTATACGGTTATGGTATGCGCTTGTTTTATTACAGGCCGCTCGTGATTGAATTACTTTAAATGTCTTTAATGATACCTCAACAGTTTCCATACGTTCTCCATTTACTTTTGCTGATAAGATAAGACTATCCTTTTTCTTGTAGTATTCATTTTCATAGACACAGTGATGCATGCTGTCACCTTCATCTATGAACTCTAACACACTCTGTAAGACTTGGATTGATAGTTCTCCGTCTGTTATTCTTATTCCAAAGAACTTCTCTTTTTCTTTTACGTAAACTTTATTCTCCTTTTCTGCTTTTTTGCGCTTCTCTTCTGTTACTTTCTTTTCTATCTTTTTATATGAAGCTAGTGCAATTTCATGCGCTTTGTACAAATCATCTGGGCAAATAAATTTTGGGTTGTGAATGTCTTTCCCGGTCATATTCATGAACGAAAGCATATCAAAGTATATTGATGCATCAGTTATCACATAATGGTTTCTATGACAGATATTCATTTGCGGCATATATTCCAAATCTTGTTTATTACTCCTTACCATCCAAAGGAATACATCGTACTGTCCTTGTTTTACTATTGTCTCTGCATGTCTTGATACCAGCAGCATCTTCATACACTCTACAACTGACACGTATGGCAACTTCTCTATAGCTTTGCACCATCCGTATTTTCGTAGTTTTCTTGTGATGTTATAGTCTGGATAGAAATAATTACCAGTCACATCGAACACGTCTTCAAGTACATAATATCCATTACAGCTTTTATTGTGTTTTCTTATTACATATTCTGTGTCGTAATACCATTTGAAGAAATTTACTCCACGAGTGTACCTCTTTGATACGATTATCTCTTCTCCATCTGGTGATACCCAATTCTGATAAACTTCATTTATGGTATATTTTGTTGGATACCCTTTGTGGTTTATTCGTTGGACATAAAATGTTCTTATTACCTGCCATTTATTGTAAGTATGCACCACAGAGTAATATTTCGATTCTGTCAGATTATCTTTCCGTGGATTTTGTTCTAATATGAGATGATTCAGGCAGCTGCACTGATACCCTAATTCTAAATCCACCTCCAATATACCTGGAATCTGATATTCTATGTTACCACAGCAATGGCACCACACTTCACCGCTTTTCTTGTAGTATCCTGTTGATGGGAATATAGTCTTTGCATATTCTTTTTCTTTTTCGGATATAGGTCTGAGGTGTGTACTCATTTCAAGCACTAAGTTATTCAAGTTTATTCTTTCCATAGTTACATATCAAATAGTGACAGTTGTCTTGAATCAAATATCTTTTGTAGTTCCTGCTTCGTTTTCTTTCTTGCAGATTTTTGTTTCACCGGCTTTTCTTCTTTGACTGGTTCTTGTACTACTGGTTCCTGTACTGTAGCCGGAGCCACTACTTCCACACGTTCCTGCACCTTGTCCACCTTGATGTTGTCCTCATCGTAGTAGTGTACGGCCCATCCATATACGGTTGCATCATCCACCCCGACTGCATTTCCTCCCTTTGCCAGCTTCTTGGCTTGTGAGTAAATATACTTGCAGCATTCCTTTATGCTCTTGTTTGCTTTCTTGTAGGTTTCAGCAAAGAGAGAATCAGTCTTTGCACGATTATCCAGATATATTTTGATAGCTTGTTCCATACTTACTGCTTCCATTGCTATTTCCTCCTAATTTCAATCAAACCTTTCTTCACTTCTTCCTGTAAGTTCTTGATGTCATCCTTTGACAGCATACATTCAACTTCTCTATTAATGTTGTATCCTGCAGGTAAGGAATATTCAGCCTGTATTCTTGCTATTTCGTCTTTCCTGTTAGTCGCATAACAGATTGTTCGTTTCTCTTTTTCCATATCCTTGTTTTAAGGTTTACCGACCAGCTAAAGGCTGTATAGGACAAGTTACCTGAAAAGATAACCAGACACAAAATAACTCCCTAAATGAAACAAACGCTGTTTCAATACGTTTCACGAAAAAGTTATTACTTTGATTTTCAGTCATATTCCTATATGCCTATAAGGTCATTAATTTTTTGCCTCATTGAAAAGGCTCAGTAACTTGGTTTTATACTCAATCTCATGAGGTGATTGAAGCATCCTGAAATGGCATTTAATCTCATCCCATGAGTTGATGAACTCTCTTATAGTACGATATTGCTTGTCAGTCAAATGTCCTGACTTCCAACGTTCGTATGTACTTCTCAGGTAGTCATCCCTTCCCAGCCTCAACAAAGCCTCAGCCTTATCTATCTGGCTTGATTTGATACCTTTGTCAGCAGTTAGTCTCTGCCTGAATCCTATTGTGGCCCAGTCACGGTAGAAGGTATGTATGATGTTGTATATCGACTTCTCAGAGAAAAAGTCAATCAGGTTGACAGACTGTCTCCTGTATATGGTCTCAATCCTTAGAATATTACCTTCACATAGTCTTCCCTTATCACGTGCCTCAAAGCCTTTATCGTAAATCTTGAAAACCTTCTTGATGTTTTTTGATTTCTCCGTTGTTTTCTGACGGTTCTTTTCAAAGTTCGCATCATTGAAGAGCTCCCTGTTCCTCATTACACCAATAGATTCGGCCAGAGATATGTACTCAATCGGATCATGGTCAACTGGTATATTCAGACCTACCTCATAATAGGTGATTCTTACCTGTTCCGGGTTTATATCCCATTCATCCAGAAGCTCTGATACAATCTGTTTGGCATCCGATATGGTGAACATCTGAGAGTTGTCCAGCGTGCCATATCTGCACCTCCAGAATATCTTATGCAGTGAGCATTTTATTTGGGCCGTTCTTCCTCGTATCTTCCACCATATACCCTCGATGTTGCTTAATGCCGATGACTGATAATAGATTTCGTTTCCCTCCGTACATTGTATCAGATGATGCTTCCTGGCTATCCTTTCCGCATCACGTACAAAATCAATCTGGGCATTAAAAATCATCTTGTCAAACATGTTGTTTCAGTTATATCTTTCCTTCATTCAGCAACGTCTGAATCTCATCTTTATTGGCTACCATTTTACCTCCTATAAGGCATGTCCTTATCTTTCCTTCACTTCTTAGCCTCCATAGTGTAGTACGTGATATTTGTAACCACTCACACAACTCCGACATGGAAACGTAGTCGGTTTCACGGTTATACAGCGTTTCAACCTTCTTCTGTATATCGCTTAGCCTTTTCTTCATATCATTCCATTCACTCAGAGGTACTGTTATCATTTCTTGTTCCATATCAGTCAAATAATTTCGGTGATTGTGTTTTTACCTCTGCATTCTTACAGTTCTTTACAGCCTCAACAAAGTAGCTTTCTTTTAATTCAAACCCGATACCATACCTTCCCATCTTAATTGACTGATATACTTCTGAACCTATTCCCAAAAATGGAGTAAGAATCTTATCTCCTTTGTTGCTCCATAATGTAATTGCACGCTCTATTGTCTGTAATTGAAGTGGACAAATATGCTTTTCATCTTCCTTGTCTCTTCCTTTTACTCCATTCAATGTATCTGAATAGTCAATGTCCATCCATACTGGAGATGCATATTTCTGCCATGTATCTACAGATATATCACAATGTACCGGATGATCGTGGTTCCCTGGCTTTCTGAAAATCATCAGGTAATCTGGTATACCTACACGACTCATTGCCGCATCCTTTTTCACTTGTTTATGCAGTAAACCAAGTGCTTTTGTACGTTGCATTTCTGTTACCGGGTTTTTCCAGATAGTTACCCGTGAATGATAGATAAAGCCTGATTCTTCAAATGCTTTTAATATCATGCCCGAAAAATCACGCAATCCAATGTATCCCTCTTTCCCTTTTTGTATAGGCAAATCCATACAGTGTACTGCTACATTACGACCTGACCACATTACACGGTATAATTCTTTTACAAGAAAATTGAATGCCACGAAGAACTCTTTATAATCTTTTGAGTTACCCATATCCTCCAGCTTGTCTGAATAGGTATATAGTTCCGCAAATGGAGGAGAAAATATTGAAAAACCTATGCTTTCATCTGGTATAGACTCTATCAATTGCACGCAATCTCCATTCATAATGTGACAAAAATCTGACTGGTATTCTTTCTGACTGACCGTTTTCATAAGCTTCAATTCATTCTTAATGTTTCTGTTCATCGCATGAGTCATTGCTCTTTGCATTTCATAAAATGCTGATTGCTTATCCTCAAATGACTTTCTCACGTTTTGCATCGTATCTGTTACTATCAGATGTATGTTTACATCATACTCTTGGCCAAATCTGTATGACCTTCTGATACCTTGATAAGTTGATTCAAAACTAAAATCCAATGATGCAAATATCTGATTGTGACAGTTCTGATAGTTCAACCCGAATTGAGCTATTTTTAGCTTAGTAATTAATACTCTAAATTCACCTTTTCCGAATCCTAACAGGTTGTCTTTTTTCTTCTGCTTGTTATCGCTGCCTTTTACTTCTACAGCCCCAGGTATCATCTTCCGTAATAAATCTCCCTCTTCATCATGCCCTATCCATACAATCCAGCTATCAGATGATGAGTTTACAATCTCACTCACTCTTTTCATCCTTTCGTTTATTGTCTCTCTCAACTCATTATGATAACCTGTAGCAGATACCGCCACATCATTGAACAACATCCCGTTGTTTCGTTTAGGTGTCTCGATGTAGTCTTCTATTACTTTTAATTCTGGAAGTTCATATCCTTCATTGCTGAATCCTATATCTCCAGGCTTACTCAGCATCACGGCCCATGTAGATACAAAATCCCAAAAAGCCTGCTTTGCATGCCCTTTTAATCTCCAGTCTGATGTACTCCCTCCATCATGTACAAAATACATAGCCAGCATCTCATTTCTTGACATCACATTCAGGAACTCCGCATGATTGCATAATTCTGTAGTGTCATTAGGTGATGGAGTAGCTGTACAACACAACTTATACTTTGTTTCCTTAAATGACGCAATCAGCTCATTTCTTATTTTCCCATTGAAGTTTTTAAGAATAGAACTTTCGTCCAACACTACTCCTCCAAACAGATATGAATCAATATTATCCATATTGTCATAGTTTGTGATATATATACCAGCCTTCAAATCCTGGTCAAATACTGTCAGTCCTATTTCTTTTACTTCATATCCAAACTTTACGCCTTCTTGTATTGTCTGACCAATCACTCCCAAAGGAGCCAGAATTAATACTGGCTGATTGATATGTTTCTGTACCTGGTAGGCCCATTCAAGCTGCTGCAATGTCTTTCCCAATCCGCAATCCTCAAACATGGCGAATCTTCCTGCTTTTACAGCACGCTTCACACAGTATTTCTGAAACGGAAATAGCTTTTCATTCATTTCTGAATCCATCAAATCAAAACCGCTACTCTCAATTGATGTCTGCTTTTTTTGTAAAAATTCTATATATTCTTTCTTCATTTTCTCTTTTCCTCCTCCAGCTTTTTGACCTCAGCTTTGTAATGGCTTATCAGAGCTTTCAGCTCAAAATCACTCAGCTTGCAGGTCTGGTTCTTCTTTGCTTCAAGTAGGAGCACCCGGCTCAGGCCGATTTTATTTATCAGCCGTTCCCGGTAGTTGTAGATGTTTCCTTCATCAAACCGATTGCAGAACTTACATTGTGCATGGCAGTTGTCTTCATCAAATCTGGTTGACATGTGACCTCTGTTGATGTAGTGGCCACAATCAGCCTCATCGTATGACTTAATTTTTCCACAGCTGATACAGCGGAAAAACAGTTCTCCATTGCTTACAAATGAATCCCTCAGCCGGATGTACTTTGAAAACCATCTGTCCATCGTTGCTACCAGTTTCTGATGCTCCGTCTTTCCTGATGTCTTGCTTTTTCGTTTATTGTTCCACATAGTATCTATAAAAAATCACCGGCTCCCAATCTCATTACCTTTACCTGTTCTAACCTTAAACACTATGCCATGAGATTATGTGTTATCCTGATGGAGCCAGTGACTTCTAATTCTTATTCTTTATTACTCGATAAATGCCGTGGCCGGATCTTTTAATTCAACCTGGTACAGACCTACAGCCATTTTCCTCACACTCTTTACTTTTGTAATGACGGAACTAACCTCATCATCATCCATCACTTCCACAATTTCACCCACATCAACCTCATATCTGGTCGTGATAGGAGAGAGGTTGCCCGATTTTATTCTTTTCATTACTGACGGATGTACATAGATTGTGGTCATATTCCTATCTTGTTTCTTCTGTTTCAGACTCCGTTTCGTATGTGTACACATCCATGAGGGCTGTCTCTGATACAGACTCAACAATATAGTCTGACAGCGTTCCCTTCATTCGCTCATGGAAATACTTCTCGGCATTGACCGTACTGTCTGACTTAACCAGTGCATACCAGCCGGAACGCTTTTCTTTACCTGACTTCTCATCAACGGTGATAAAGTTTGCTTTTACCTTATACCACTTGTCATCATGTTCCTTGTCGCTGTTGAAATACTCTCTGTAGTTGGCCAGCTTGATTGCTGTCACCTTAAACTCATCTGTGATGAATGGCCGCATTTCTTCAATGATACGCGATTCTGCTTCTGTAAAGCTCATTGCGTCTACCAGATACAATTCATTCACCTTCTTCTTCATTCCGTTTTCCATTGTCTTTTCGTAACGGATTTTGCACTCAAACCATGTTCCCATTTCTATTACATTTTTAGGTTATTACTATAATACCGTTGATTTAGCGTCCAGCTTATATCCATCCCAAATCTCTGGCCGTGTGGTCATCACATACCCGTTTGGAATGTGTATTTTGCGGACTGGCTTAATTGAACTTATTCTGCTTACTTGTTCTTTCGCATGTGCCAGATGCTCGTCCATCTCCACATGTGACGGAGGATCTGCATTGGTAAGAGGTAACAATACAATCATGTCATCCTCTTTTGACTTCCTGTTTGTTGTTTCCATTATCTTATGTTTTTATGATGTTGCTTTAGAGTATCCCGGTCCAGCAATGGGCCGGGATGAAATGAGTTAAAGTATGATGTATAGCGCATCACTGCGGTAGTTTCTTCTCCATTGCCTGCACGTATCGCATCACATCGTATGCACTCTCTGTAGTGTCTGCAGGTTCAATATCCTGTTCTTCCTCTGTACGTTGGAAGTGTGTGGCATCCTGGTAGTCGCATGTTCCGGCTATCGCCATAAGGACCAGCATTCCGAGGCATAAAAGTGCCCCCTTAGTCATATCATTCAGTTTCATAGATTCAGATAATATTCGGTTAATTCTCTTTTACTGTAGTACACGCATCCGTCTTTCTTGTGGGATGGTATCTGTGTCTTGGACCTCCGCTGCTGCAGGGCGTTCAGGCTTATACCTAAGTATTCCGCCGCCTGCTTGGGAGTCATCAGCTCGTCTGTCATCTGCAGCACCTGTTCTGCCACCTTTGCTGCCAGCCTGTTTATGTCCGAACTTGTCATCATATTTGTTATCTTTGTGGTATTATTCACTAAATCATTAATCCTATGGCAATCAAGCTTATTACACCCCGAATGAAAGACTTAGCTTTAGAGTATTTGCTGTCTTCTAATTCCCTCGAAATTGATATTAATAACCGTGAATTATCTCAATATTGTGGATGCCTTCCATTCCAGGTCGGATTGATTCTTGAAGAGTTTGAAAAAATGGAACTTCTAACTATTGAATCTACTAACGATGGATTAACGGTTACAATATCTGCAAAGGCTTATGACATGCATACACATGGTGGATTTACTGCACAAGAGGAACTGCTAAAGGCTAATATCAATAAGTTGGGATATGAACTGGAAGTCCTATCTAAAGAACTTGAACCAAAGCACCTTGAAAAAGCTGAAAAGATTTCGTCTATCGCAATGGCTGTCCTGTCTGCTCTCACTCTCTTTAAGTCCTAACAGAAAGCGGTCTAACTTGCGGAACACATCTTCACGAGATAAGTATATTCTGTTTGTCATCTTGTCCTCATATACCAACTTGTCATTAGAATATACTTTTCTTATTTTGTATCTCACGATCTCCGGTTTACCTATTACCCTTTCACGCCATGTCTCTATCCGTATCACGGATGACATTACACACTCTGTCTTTTCTTTTTCCATACTTCCTCCTTTCTCACTGACTGACTCCCCGGCTGCGAGCATGTAGCAACAGTGCTACATCATCCGGAAGCTCAATCAGTACAACTTTATCGTTATCCATCCAAACCGAATCTTGCTTTGATGATGGCAATGATTGCCTGGCATTCATTTTCATCCCCAGTTCCCTTGGCTATTTTTTCAAAAACTTCAATGTCTCCACAGAAAAGCCCACACGTTATCTCTATTTTTTTGTATTTTGTCATATAAGCATGGACGTGTTTCTCATTAAAAATTCTACAGTCAAAGCCACAGTGTTGGCTGTCATCTTCAATAAACGCATAACCTGATATATATGCTTCACCACATATCGATACATTACGTAATATCGTTGAATAGCCTGATATACAAGCGTCGCCAAATACCTTTGATTCATCGCTTACCAATGCGTATCCTCCCACTGTTGCCCTTTCGTAAATTATTGCTCCTCCGGAAATGAATGCATTACCGAATACCTTTGCATTACCGGATACAGTTGAATTTCCAAATACATCGGCATAATCAAATACTTTTGCATTGTCTTGTATATTTGCTTTTCCATGTATCTTTGCATTTCCGTAAACCTTTGCATCATTACAGAGAAACGCATTACCATATACTTCTGCATTTCCAGATATACACACATTTCCGCATGCAATTGCATTATCGTAAACTCTTGCATGACCAAAAACACATGCATCATCGTATACCCATGCATTACCAAATTGGCTGAGGTTATCTTCTCTTTCTACATAACCTCCCAATTCTCCTTTTTTAAATGGTCCGAATGATTTTATACACTTTATTCTGTAAAGCCTAACTCCATCTCTTATTATATATCTATTGGTCAATACGAATTTTTTCTTTGGCTTATCAAATAAGCATAAGAATCGCATCATTATTACCTTAAAACTTCCCATATCGCTTGCTACTTAATAATTTGAAAATCTAAACTCATTCCGTACGTGTTACCAGACAATAACCTATACAGCCTTTAGTAGTGCAATCGAACTTATAACCAATCTGCTCAAGACGGTTTATCGCTGTGCGGATTACACTTGAACGAAATTCCATCTCACTAAATTCCGCTGTTTCACCCACGGGAATCAAAGGCAATGCCCGTTCAGCTCCCGTTGCCATTATCAATCCTCGCTCTCTGTTGAGATTTGATTTGAACTTTTTAACCTTTAATCTGTCTTTTCCCATACTCTTTTTAATACCTTTACATATTACATCAAATTATTTGTATCTGTGATAACCTTTATTTGTTTATCACGATGCAAATATAATCACAAATGAGATTACTAAAAACAAAAGCGAGATTAATTTATCTCAAAAGAGATTATTTGTAATGATTATAAATAAACTAACATGATAGAAAGAATTAAAAGAGTTATAAGCCATACAGGGCTTTCAGAGAGGGCTTTCGCGGAATCTATAGGAGTGAAACAAAATACCTTGAACCAGCAGCTAAAAGGAGAAAGGGGATTGTCTTTAGAAACTATTACAAGAATACTAATCACTTATGAGATTATTTCTGCTGAATGGTTACTTCGTGGAGAAGGTGAAATGCTGAAAGGCAAAACTCCAGCCTCAACAGAAAAAAAAGTAGAGAAGGAGTTCGTAGTGTGTGTGGATGAAAATGGCTACTTGAGAATAAAAAAATAATTATAAACCATAATGAAATGGCATAGTATTGTAAAATGGGTAGGTGGGGTGCTTTCTGCATTTCTTGCTGGATGGCTTTGTGAAATTTTTAAAGATTACTCATTTCCTGGTATGATTTGGAGCTTCATACAGTGGATAGGTAGTTTGTTACGTATAAAGCTTGAGTTGTGGATTTTTTTTCTGTTTCTTATAGGATTAGTTATTATCCTATTTATTGTACTTCATTTTTCAGGATATAGAGCGAATCAAGAAAAAGCAAAAGAGAGAGAAAGGAATCGTGCTTTAATAAAAGAAGTACAGAGTGGTTATAAAGAAGAATATTTGGATGGTATATTGTGGACGTTTTCTGGGTATTATGCATTAGAACAATGGCATTTGAATGATTTGCAAGCTTGTTGTCCGAAATGTCATACTCCATTATATGGTAAACAATGCCCACGCTGCAATACTTCTTTTTACGAAAATTTGAGTCTACTAGATCCTAATAAAGCCAGTATTATTATTAGAGATAACTTTAAGAAAAGACTTGATGCTATTAAAGCTAAGTCATCTGTTTAGTGTTGTAAGATTTTATATTATCATGAAAATATATCATTATACATCTATAGAAACATTAGCCTTGATATTGCATAGTAATAAAATTCGATTCAATAGATTAGATCGAGTTGATGATGTCGAGGAGTCTTGTTACGGCTCTGGGCCTACTAATGCAAGACTTGGCATGTATAGTTTTGTTTCATGCTGGACAAAAGATGCAATGGAGAATCTTTCTCTATGGAAAATGTATACAGGCTATAAGGGGGTCAGAATTGGGATTGATGAAGATATGTTTATTACTTATCGAGTGAATGACCAGTTTAGATCTTTTTTCCCAGGTGTTGGAGATATAACTAGAGAATATATCGTTTTGTCATACATGAATGAAGCTAGATTGTATGATGTGAAATATGTCCCTAATCCTGAAGAAGAAATAAAAAATATATCTGAATTTAAGAATTATGGAAGAACTTATATAAAAACTCATATTAGTCGCATAGGATTTTATAAAAGGAAAGAATGGGAATTTCAAAAAGAAAGTCGTTTTAAGGTAATGTTACTTCCTGTTTATAATGAGAATTTGAAAGAACAATCCTCGATGAATGACTTTGAACTTTTTTTCAATTCGATTATAGACTCTGTTAGGGCAACTCAAGTTAATTATCCACTTAAAACTGAATATATTGATATGCCATTGAATCCAGAGAAAATGAAGACTATGGAAATAATGCTTGGTCCTCAAACCAGTGAGGCTGAAATGTTGATAGTCCAGAGTCTGTTGAGAGATTATCCTAACGTGACAATCCGCCGTAGTTATTTTTATGGTAAAATAAATAAGAGATAGTTTCTATGTTGATTCCAATTTAATAATTGTACTATGAAATATTTAGCTCCTATTAGCCTCGTCATATCATTCATCGCACTGGCTGTAGCCTTACCCAGACCAAATAATCTTGGATTTGATTATCTTGGAGTGATTGTAGCGCTAATATCTATAGCTACAGCTTTAGCTGTTGGATTCCAAATATGGAACGCTCTGTCATTGGAAGGAAGAGTCCAAAAAATGTATGAGAGAATTAGAACTGAAAATGACAAAGTCGTAAGTGAACTGAAAGCAAAGAATAAAGCTGATTTACAGAAAAATAATGCTATTATTATGCATAGCGTAGGATATTTGGTATTATCGATTGAAGCTCAACATGCTATTTATCGAAATCAGTATTCTAAAGCATTTGTTTATTATTTTTCGTCAATGGAACACCTGATTAATCTTAATAATCTTGGTATTAACCATGAAAATAAGCTCAAAAATCAGGTTATAACATTGCTGCAAAATTATGATTTTACATTAAGAGAAGAAGATGCAAAAAAAATTATAAATATAATCATTAATAGCAAAGATGGAGAGTTGGTAAATCTAGTTCCTAAGATTTATTCTATAGTAGAGAGTGTGTGAAGTATAAGAATTTATTTTGTAAATGTGCTATACTAAGATGCTATACCATTAGCCGAAAATGTGGGCTAACCTTCTGACCGACTGTAAGGTTGGTGAGTCCCGCTTTCGGCTCCGACTTAAAACCGCTTATTACATTGTGAATTAGGCGGTTTTTCTATTTTCTATACTCATATTAAACACCCAGTACTATATTGGCGTCAATATTCAATTTCTGGCTGATTTCGCGGGCTACTTTCAAGGTCGGTTCACATTTACCGGAAATATAATCACTCAAGCGTGAAGGACTGACTCCGATTAATTTTGCTAAAGATTTCTGATTAAGTCCCATCTCATACATACGAAGTTTGAGGACATCAACCAGCGTTGGTTCTCCCAGTGCGAAATGCTCCTCAGAATAATCTGCAACGAGATTAGAAAGTAATTCCAACTCTATACTGTGAGGATTATCCAGAGGGGTTTCATCTGTGACCAGTGGAAGTAATTCCTCAACTCTTTTTACTGCCCAATCGTATTGAGCTTTTGTTTCTATCTTTGTCATGGCTCTTGGTTGATCGGTAATTGTCGATTCGGTTTAATTATAAAACAGAACAATCAGCTATCTTATCATACTCGGCATGAGTGCCTATAAAACGAATATAAACGAACTTTATAGTGAATTTTATCACTACAATCAGTCTGTAGCTATTGCCTTTGATATTGAATACATAATGTTGGTTACCCACATTATCTACGCTATTAAAGGTCTTCTTTACGTCTGCAAAGCAAGTCCATTCGCTTCTTTTAACTATGGTAGTCCATTCTTGCAAAGCTACTTTTGCATCAGGATGCGCTTCTGCATATTCTTTTATAGCTTGTTCTGTAAATATTCTCATTAGATTCACTCGATTGTCATGTGGCAAAGATAAGAATAAAATTCTGATTTGTAAAATAAAATTCTATTATTTGGAATCATGGTAAGCACTTCTAAAACGCCTAAGCGTTTGCTTTCAAACGCAAGTGCATTTAAAGAGGCTGTCTCAAAATAGAGTTGAGATGGCCTCTTTTGTTTTATTTCAAATTGAAGTCATTTGGATTTTTCTCAAAAAAAGA